CCAGTTGACATCTTTGAAGATCAAAACTGGGATTTACTTGGCGCTAATGGCGTTAAGGTCGAAGCTGAGATTGAAAGAACAAAAACCAAACCTTATGATATTGTTCTTGCTTCCCTTGGCATACCTGGAGTTGGTAGATCTGCTGCTAAACTAATTATTAGTAAGATTCCAGCGTTCAGAAATCTAAGAGATATTGAAACCACAGAAATAAAAGGTATTGGCCCTTCCACTGTTGATTCAGTTTTATCTTGGCTCGACGAAAACGAAGATTGGGTTACAACTCTTCCTCTTCAACTTGAACAGAATGTCACGGTTGAAGAAACGGTTGGAACTCCTTCTCGTAAAATATGTATTACAGGTAAACTGGATATGACAAGAGGTGATCTTGCAGACCGCCTCGAAAGCAAAGGATTTAAAGTAACATCAACAGTCACAAAAGATTGTTATGCTCTTATTACTGGAGGAGATACAACCTCTTCTAAATATAAGCGTGCTCTTACTCTTGGTGTAACCATTATTGATTATTGGTCAAGCCAAAAAGATGTGTTAAGCGGTGATTTTTAATAAAAACAAAAACAACCAACTCACCAAAAGCTGTCACATTTCAGTTGCTTCTTATAAAGTTTTTCTGTAATATCTCTATATAAAGTCAAGAGATTAAGAAAACTCTTGAAAATTCAACAAAACTTAAAGTTCGAGGGGAACAATACATGTCAAAGTTTGAATACACTGATGAAATGGTTACTCGCATGCACGATGTTGCAGGTTCAGGAGTAACTGAAGATATTATCGAATCACTAATGGGTGAGTTCGATTTTCCACGTCGGTCGGTCACAGCGAAGCTTCGCAAGCTGGGCTACGACGTACCAAAGAAGCCAGGCGCAGCTCCTGTCTTCTCAGCTGAAGAAACTGATGCTCTTGCATCATTCTTGGAAGCTAATTCTGGCAACATGACTGCCGAAGAAATTGCTGAATCTTTCATGGACGGCAAATTCACTGCTCGCCAGATTAATGGTAAAGCTCTTTCACTGGAAATGACAGCCCATGTCAAGCCAGCTGAAAAGAAGGTAACACCACGTACCTACTCTGAGGAAGAAGAAGCCAAAATCACATCTATGGTTGAAGGTGGTTCATTCCTTGAAGAAGTTGCTGATGCAATGGGACGTTCAGTAAACTCCATTCGCGGTAAGCTTCTTTCAATGGGTCTCAAGGCTCCTCAGCGTGATAAGAAAGCTGTTAAGTCAGATCCTTATGAAGGTATCGAAGATATGCTCGACCAAACAGTTGAAGAGATTGCAACTTCATTCGATAAGACTGTTCGTGGCGTGAAGACTGTACTTACACGTCGTGGCTTGAGCTGTGCAGATTACACACCTAAAGCTGCTGGTGAGTAATTCTCGCTCTTAACTTTCTGATTGTTAAGGAGGGGTGGCGGAAACGCCATCCCTTATCTATATGACCCCTTTAATTCTTGAAGATTTATCTGATGAAATATTAGACACCATACTCTCTCTACACCCAAAAGATAGAGCCACTTACTTTGAAAAGATGGCTAAAAACTACTATCCTCATACAAAGCCTGATTCAGAAGACTTTCATAGCCTAATAGAAAGCTATAACTCTTCTTTCTATGTTGAAAAACTATACAGAACTAACCGTTTTTTTAATGAGAAGTTTACAATAGTTTATACTGAAACAGGGCTTGTCCGTAACGTCATTTGTGATTTGTTCTTTGCAGATGATGACCTCATTACCCATTAAATGACATCTTGCTAAATGCACTCAATTATGTTATTATTACTAATAATAACAGGAGATATCTATGGCAGAAATTACAGAAGCAAAAATTAGGCAAGCTATCTGGATGATTAAAGCAAATAAGACTAAAAAGTCTGTTTGCGAGCATTTAGGTATAGCGTACAACACAAAACGTCTCGATCAAATTATCAAAGATTTTCACGCAAAAGAAGAGCGTGAAGCAGAGCTTAAGAAGAAAGCTCGTACAAAAATATTCTCAAAAGCTGAAAAACAATCTATAGCAGACGACTATCTATCAGGTGATTCTCAATCGGCTATTGCAAAACGTAACTACATCTCTCCGCAACGAGTAAAAAACATTCTTATGGAAATGAATGTTCCAATTCGTGCGCGAGGCAAAGGTAAAGCTGCAAAAGTAGATCACGTAGTACAAGATCTTGAAGTGCGTTTTGCAAAAGGCGATAAAGTGTTTTATGCACCTGAAAATTGTTTTGCAACAGTTCGTGAAGTTTATGATGAAGAGTATCTTGAATACCTAGAAAACGGTAGGCAAAAATGGACTGAACTTACTCCTTTTAGTCCTGATCCTCGCACTGGATTATGTGGTAGATATGCAGAACCAGAAAAAGGCGTTCACTACGAAATTTATTGGCTTCTTGAAGGACAAACTCTCCCTACATGGAAACTTGATTCTCTCTTGCTTCATCGTCAAAAAATTGATAGAGTATTAGAAGAAACAGGTAGAGAATCTTATCTTATCTATAAAACTGACGACTATGGCGGATATAAAACCGTCACCCGCGACAAACTATTTCCTGTTAAGGCTGGTTAATGGCAATTGACTTACAAAAGCTTACTCTGCGTAGATTACTTGATACGCAGAGTAATGATCTATACTCTAAACTGTTAAATCAATACTTTACTGGTATTAATTCAGTTCTCTTTGATAAAATCAAATCATTCTATAAAGCAAATACTCGTCTGCCTTCTACAGACGAGATTCTTGCGTTGCGCAAAGATACAGGTTTGCAAGAATATATTGAAAATCAAATTTGTGCAGAAGATAATCAGAATGAGCAAATTTTAGATGAGTTTTTAGTAGCGCAACTACAAGACTACTATATCCGTGATGAAACTATTCATTTTATGGACAAACTAATAGATGACCTAGACGATTTAGAAAAAGTTGAAGTTGTAGATAAGTTTCAAAATCATCTTTTACACCTTAATCAAGCAATTCCACACGATGATGAACTTTACGATATAGCAGAACTTGACTTCTTCCCTTCAGAAGATGATTTTAGAATATATCCTTCTGGACTTTCTGCAGAGTTTGATGCTATTAATGGTGGTTTTGCAACACAAGAACTTATTCTACTTGGTGGGAGACGTGGTTCTGGTAAATCAATCATCTCTCTTAATCTTGCAATAAATCGTTTTTTACAAGGTAATACAGTTGCGTTCTTTACAATTGAAATGCGATATAAAGAAGTTTATGATCGAGTTCTGTCAATTGTGTCAGGAGTTCCTTTTCTTGATATATTTAGAAACAAACTGAATGATCAACAACGACTTCAACTCGCAAAAGCAAAGTTTGATACTTTTTATAAACCATCAGAAAAAGTTGATGAGTTAATGAAGCATCTTGAATATACAAAAGACTTTAAAAACTTTGAAAAACGAGTAAAGATTGAAAAACCTGATATGAAAGATCACAGACTTTTTATGATTGATGATGAATCTTTAACTCTTAATCGTATCGATCACTACTGTAATATGTTTGCTTCAAAGTATCCAAACTTTAATATGGGTGTAGTAGACTATATCAATATTGTGAAACATGACAATCAAAAAGATTGGCAAACACAGATTACGATTGCTGATAACCTAAAATCTCTTTCTCGTAAATATGATATTACAATGATCTCACCTTATCAAATTGATGCGTCAGGTGAAGCACGTTTTGCAAAAGGTATTCTTGACTCTGCAGATCGAAGCTTTAACTTCTTTCCTCCACCAGAGACAGAAGATAGAACTTTAGACTCAAAGATTACAATTCATACAACAAAGATGCGTAATGGCAGACATATGAGTTTTGATGTGATGATGGACTGGTCTTGTGTTAAAATTGACCCAAACACATCAATGACAGTAAGTGAAAAACCTCATAACGCAGTAAAATTTGGCTCTGGCAAAGAAGAAGGATCAAAAGATTTATGACAGATTTAAGACAAAAATTAACAGATAGAATGGATCAGCTACAAGCTTGGATGGAATCCAATCATCACTTAAAAGACAATGACTGCAACATGGAAGTTTGGGATCACTGTCTTAACTTAAGCAAGTTTTGGTCTATCTTATCTGAAGAAGATCGTGATTATGTAGACTGTGCAAAAGACGCAATACTTGAGCGAAAAAGATGGGATGTTTAATGGATTTAGTTGATCTTTTAAATGCTCGTGGAATTGAGTATAGACGCACAAATAATCCAGAAGAGATTTTGATCTCTTGTACAAGCGGAGAACACACAGACAAGTCTCCAAGTTTATCTTATAACCTTGAAAAGAATATTTTTCATTGTTGGAGTTGTGGATTCTCTGGTGGAATCACAAAGTTTATGACCTCAATTGGTGAGACTATTCGTTTAGACGTTGATAGTAAACAACCTTATAAAATTAAAAAGCTAAAAGATAAACTTCGTAAAGTTGTTGAACAAGATGAGATTCAACTTCCTACTGAACGACACCTTTTTACAGGTGAGTTCAAAGGCATTTCAGGAAGTGTAATGAAAGAGTTTCAAACTTTTACAACTCAACAGTTGGGTTTGAAAGATTATATTTGCATACCGGTCTATCAATTTGGTAAACTAAAATTCATAGAAGGAAGATATGCAGGAATGATTTCAGGTAAAGCAAAATACTATCGCAGACCACAAGGTGCATCTGTGTCAGATGTTGTTTTCCCTTTAGATAAAATTAAGAATACAAACTATGTAATTCTTGTTGAAGGTATATTTGATATGTTAAATATGTGGCAACTTGGATATAAAAACACTCTTTGTATCTTTGGAGCGTCTAATTTTAGTCGGAAAAAACTTGAAATTCTTGATCGTATTGGCGTAACACGGGTTGATATTTTAATGGACCCAGATGCTCCAGGACAGATGGCTGCTGGTAAAATTGCAGATGCTTTATCTTCTCGTGATATCTATTCAAGAAATATTAAACTACCAATCGGTACAGATCCTGGTGAATTAAATCAAAGACAAGCGGAGGCGTTTCTTAAATGAGTGAAGTATGTTTTGTGTTCGCAAGTGCGGCAGAAAAAGATCCTAACAAGGTTATTGATAAATATTTAAAAGGTGTAGAGTATGATACCAAGTTTCTACACTCTGGTTCAAAAGAAAAGATTCTAAAGAAAGATTTAGATCTTGATATGAGTGAATTAGATGGGTACAAGATTTTGTGCCCAGTCGGTGCTGATGCGCTTAAATATGTAGCAGGTATGACTGGTATCCAAAAATATAACGGAGTGTTTATTGAGAAGAAGTATCTTCCAATTATGCATCCAAATATTACTATTATCAAGCCGCAGATGGAAGATGAGATTCAACGTGCATTCTCACAGATTCCAAAACTATTAGACGGTGAAGATCTGCAAACTCATGAAAAAGATTATTGTTTTATTGAGACACAAGATCAGTTAGATAAATATATGCAAGAACTTGATGATGCTACAACTCTTGTAGTTGACATTGAAACCACTTCTGTATCTCCACATACAGGTGTTATTCTTGGTATTGCTATTTCAACTCGTCCTCATCAAGGTTTGTATGTTTCAAGTGAGCTTGTTTATAAGCACAAAGAGTGGTTCTACAACTTATTTAAGAATCGCAAGTGTATTTTTCATAATTCAAAGTTTGATACAAACTATATGGAGACAGAGATTGGATTTGAATTTCCTGACTATGAAGATACAATGTTGCTTCACTATTGTCTTGAAGAAGCTGTAGGCACTCATGGTCTTAAACCTCTTGCCCTACGGTTTACAGATCTTGGAGATTATGAACGCGAACTTGATGAGTATAAAAAGTCTTGGGCTCGTAAGAACAAAGTAAAACTGGCAGACTTTAACTATGGTATGTTGCCAAGTGATATTCTTGCTCCATATGCTTGTAAAGATGCTGATGCAACTTTTCAGCTGTATATGAAGTTTAAACCTCTTGTAGATAAAAGTGAAGAGTTTAATCGATTATACTCTACAATCCTACTACCAGCTACTCATGCAATGAAGCGTCTTGAGAAGAATGGTGGTCCGATTGATATTGATCAAGTTACCTATCTTACAGAACAATATACAATTGATATGGAAGAGTGTCTTGAAGAAATTATGATGAGTGATGCTGTACAGCGTTTTGAACGGACACAAGGAAAAGACTTTAATCCAAACTCTACTTATCATCTTCGTGAACTGTTTTTTAATATCTTAAATATGAAAGTAACAAAAAAGACTGAAACAGGAGCTCCTTCAACTGATAAAGAAGTGTTAGCTAATATGGGACACCCTCTTGCTGATGCAATTCTTGACCTTCGGGAAAAAACTAAACTTGCAGGAACTTATATCTCTAACATTAGAAATGGAGTAGACAAAGATGGCAGGCTTCGTTCTGGTTTTAATATTCACGGTACTACTTCTGGGCGTTTATCTAGTAGTGGAAACCTCAACTATCAGAATATTCCACGTGATAACAAAGACATCAAAAAACTATTCAGAGCACGACCAGGATACAAGATAATTCAGTGTGACCTTGGAACTGCTGAAGTGTACTATGCTGCTATGTTGAGTGGTGATGAGTTTTTACAAAAAGCGTTTATTGATAAACTCGACTTCCACTCTTATGTTGCAAAACAGATGTTCAATCTTCCAGAAACAGTGAATGAAGTAAAAAAACTTCATCCAAATGAACGTCAATACGCTAAAGCTATTACCTTTGGTATTATGTATCAAGCTGGTCCTGCAAAGATTGCAGAAACTGTAAACAAAGACGCAAAACCTGGTGAAGAGATATCTGTTCCACAATCTAAACAGTTTATCAATAAATACTTTTCAGAAGCAAAAATGCTTAAAAAGTTTATTGATTCATCAAACCAACAGATTGAAAATCATGCGTTCATCTACTCTTTCTTTGGTCGTAAGAGGAGATTGCCCGAAGCAAAGTCACCAAATCAAGGAGTAGCAAAACACGCAATTCGTTCTGGTGTAAACTTTTTAGTTCAATCTGTTGCTTCTGATATTAATATACTCGGTGTGATTGATTTAATTAAGTGGATTGAAGACAATGATTATCTTGATGCAATTCTACCTTTTACAGTAGTGCACGACTCTATTGTAGCTGAAGTAAGAGAAGATTTAATTGATACATATATCGAAAATGCTCGCCGTTGTATTCAAACAGATCGTGGACTTACAATTCCAGGTTGCCCTATAAAGGTTGATTTTGAAGTGGGTCCGAGCTGGGGTGAGCTTGACGAAATTTAATAGTATTACTTATCCTTTTTTTGGGTTGATAGAAAAACCTTACGCAATCTCTTATGATTTAACAAAGATATACGTAATAAGACGCAAAGATAGTCACCGAGAAACTGTAGATGATAAAAGTCTACAAGGTGACTATTTTGCTCGTTTAGCTCAAATGAATCAGAGATTAAAATTTGATACTACTTGTGCTAATCTTCAACAACTTATTGTAAGTAAAGTAAGGTGGGGTATGGATGCAAATGCAAAACCATACGACCTTACACAACAAGAATCTGTAAAAGCTACGAGTAGACAAATAGTAAAAACAAGAGGTTCACATATATTTGTAAAAGGTATAACCTACCCTTTCACAATGCACACTAAAGAAACACTTGAGTTTGAAAAATCAGATGAATTATTTATGACATTGGTTTTTATTAATGATGAATGGTATCCTTTTGAAATAACCAATGAGCGTAAACAAATGAGTAATATATTTATATGAATAAAGCACACGTAAAAAAGATATATCTAGCTGAAAAAATATACATCAAAAAAGAAGATGTTTTTGATGAGGATCAGCTATTATCTCTTTACACTTATGATAATGGTGATGAATGGTTATCTACAATAGAAGAAAATGATGAGTATTATATCGTACCTTCAAACTCTTATCATAAACTTGAGTGGGATGAGATAGAGGATGATAGAAATTTTGTTCAAATGGAAGAGTCACACGATTTTATCGGTGAATTGCGTTGGGAACAACAAGAAGTAGTAGACAAATTTTTTTCTCGTGGGCGTGCTCGTTCTGGTATTTTACAAGCTCCTTGTGGGTGGGGAAAGACTTTTACTGGATGTGAGATTATTTCAAAAAATAATACTAAAACTCTAGTTATGGTTCACACAAAGCTGTTATTTAGACAGTGGATTGAAGAACTAGAACGACAGCTTCCGTCAGCCAAAATAGGTAAAATTGGAGATGGACTTTTTGATGTTCAAGATATTACTGTTGGTATTTACAAATCCATCTATAATCGTCGAGATGAACTTGAAAACTCATTCTCAACAATTCTTGTAGACGAAGCTCATCTTTGTCCTGCTGAAATGTTTTCAACAGCTTTAAACGCACTAAACGCAAAGATAAAAATCGGCATTTCAGCCACTCCGAAACGTAAAGACGGAAAACATGTGTATCTTGCAGATTATTTTTCACCTTTTATGGTAGAGGCTCGTGACCCAAGACAGCTACAAGATCCAGTAGTTCAAATTAAACGCACTGATTTTAGATTTCCAGTAATTGATCCGAAAAGAGATTGGTCGCGCCAGTTGAACAAACTTTGCGCTAACAAAGATTACTTGAAAGCTATCGCTAATTTTGCCAAAAGTCAGATAGTCACTGGTCGTTGTCCTCTTATACTAGGAGAACGAGTGCAAATGTTAAAAGATTTACAAGAACTTATACCTGATAGTGTATGTCTTATAGGAGAATCAGATGAATCAACTAGAACGGATGTTCTTCAAAATGTTGGAGGAAAATACAAGTGTGTGCTCTCAACCAAATTATTTGATGAGGGTATTAGTTGTCATCGGCTTGATACTCTTTATCTTACTTGTCCTTCTAATAATCCTATAAAGCTTGAACAGCGTGTAGGTAGAATTATACGAGAACATCCAGATAAGCAAGTCCCTATGATTGTTGATTTTTGGTTATCAGGAGGTATCGTAGCTAGACAACAAACTAAACGTCTTGAATGGTATAAACAACGTGGATATTATATACTTTAACTGGTACGAAATTGAGTCAAAGGCAAGAAAGGATCAAGCTGCCATTCTTATCTTGACCTTTGCACAAACAAAATTGTATAATCCAAGAACAACTAAAGGATTAATGACCGCACTTAAAATAAATCACATACCAGTTCACCTATTTACGACTGGTATTTTAGAACAAACTGAAAAAGGTTTAGAGTGTCACTATAAAACACAAGAACCTATGAGTTACTTTAGAAACCCTTGGTTTCTAACGCACAATGTTAATATTTTAAAGAAAACAGAATATTTGCAACTGTTATCTATGAGACGAATAAGTGAAAAGCAAGATTACATTGCAAAAACTTATATACGAAAAGATTTAACGAATCCTTATATTGAAATAAAAGGCGATAAAATTTATTTTTTACCTGAGTCCTCGGAGTCGAGGAAATCCTACACTTAAGTTCTTACGAACAACAAAGGAGAAACAACTATGGTCGCATGGGATCAAGCCAAAGGAAAACAATCTTCTGGCTCTAATCAACGAAGAGAAATTGAAAGACTAACACTCGGTGTTGGTGACACTAAAGTACGTTTAGTGGGTGATGTAATGCCTCGTTACTGCTATTGGGTAGTAACAAAAGAAGGCAAGAAGATGCCTGTTGAGTGTCTTCAATTCTCACGTGAGACAGAATCTTTTGACAATTCTGCTCAAGACCCTTTCAAAGAAATTGACGAAGCTATCTATTCTGATAAGCCACAATTTTCTTATGTGTGTAATGTAATTGACCGTTCAGACGGTTCGATTAAGCTATTTGACTTAAGAGCCACAATCTATTCACAGATTGTAGATTACGCAACAAATCCAGACTACGGTAATCCTGCAGATCCAAGTAATGGTTATGACATTACGATTAAAAAAGAAAAGACAGGACCACTACCACAAAACGTCAAATATTCAATCATTCCAGCTCGTAATAATGCGCCTCTCACAGACGCAGAGAAAGAGCTTGAATTATTTGATCTTTCAAAAATCTATAAGCGTCAAACTTATGATGAACAAAAAGAGTGGTTGTTACAAAACACCTCTTATTTCGCTGGAGATGTTTCCGACGAATTCAAGCCTGTAGAAGACGTGGATGATTTAGCCTAATGAAAAAAACTTTAGCAGATATGAAACCTGCTAACGGCTCTGAAGCACCAGAAGAAAAACGTTTTGGTGCTTTCAAAGCTGTTGAAGGTAATCAAGCAACAATTGATTTAGAGATGTTAAGAAAACATAATATCTTTTTTGCTACACCTTGTTATGGAGGTATGCTAACTGATCAATACTTTCTTTCAATGTTCCGTATGTCTCAAACTTTTATGAGACACGGTATCAACTTTAGAATCACTACTCTTCGTAATGAATCTCTCGTTACTCGTGCAAGAAATATTCTTACAGCAATGTTTATGGAATCAGACTGTACTCATTTAATGTTTATTGATTCTGATATTGAGTTTGATCCAGATTCAGTTCTTAGAGCTTTAGCCTATGATAAACCAATTATGGCAGCAGCTTATCCTAAAAAGGCATTACCAGTTCAGTATGCTATTAACTTTAAATTTAAAGATATGGAAAAAAAGCAAGTTCGTGTTGAAAACGGAGCTGTTGAAGTACTGGATGCATCAACTGGTTTCTTTTTAATTAAGAGAGAAGTAGTTGAAAAGATGATGCAAGCTCACCCTGAACTTCATTATCGTAATGATTCAAATATTGATCCAAAGTTTAACAAATATTGTTATGCTTTATTTGATACGTGGTTAGATCCAGATGATAACCGTTATCTTTCAGAAGATTATACTTTCTGCCGTCGTTGGCAAAAACTTGGTGGTGAGATTTGGTTAGATCCAAATACAAAACTTAACCATGTTGGAAGTTATACTTTTGAAGGTGATGTTGGTAAAATTATCGGACGTAAATAATGGATAAGACCTATGAAATTAAACCTATTTTAGGTAATGATAGAGATAAATGCTTATCAAACGTGTTTATTAAAAAAGATGTGTTTGATAAAGCAGTGGGTTGGAATAACTTTTTAAAACTAACACACGCAAACACAAAGCTATTTAATAATGAATATTTTACAAAAGCTCAATCTATCAAGAGTTTCATAGGTCGTACCATTCCTTTTAAACTATTAGATATTAATAGTGAGGTACAGTTTACTTTTAAAACTTATATGAATTATGTACGATTTTTAGGGCAACAAATTATTCATGAATGTACAAACGAGCTACACATTCCTGATAATACAGAATTAACTAGGTGGACACAAGGAACAGATATGACGGTTCACTCCGATAATTCTTGGCCTGATGGAAACAAAACTGATCACCCAACCAGTTTTAGAACTTGGTCAGCTATTTATTACCTAAACGATGATTATGAGGGTGGAGAGATTTACTTTCCTAGAATTGACTGGGCATATAAACCTGAAGCTAATAGTCTATTAGTATTTCCATCAAATGATACTTTTTTACACGGAGTTACAGAAGTAACTAAAGGTGAGAGATTTACTGTTGCTATCTGGTACACTCAAGACTATGCACATATTGAAGTGTAGGCATAGCTATAACGTAACATCTAGGCAACTCCGTTGCCCCAGCTGCGTCTCTCCGAGACACAAGCTAAAACACAGTGGTTCAAGCCTTGTTCACCAGCTTTTCACCTGCGGTGCAACGTTATTCACTAGCTGATTCACATAAATTAGCATATTTAAAGAGGAATTGCAATGACAAAAATTTTATGTTCAGCAGATTGGCATATTAATCTGCATAAAAAGAAGGTTCCATACGATTGGCAGACTAGTCGGTTCCGAGAAATGTTTCGCAAGCTGATCGCTTTGGAACAACGTATAGACGTACATGTGATAGCTGGTGACATCTTTGATAAAAAACCAGAACCAGATGAAATCTCACTGTTTTTAAGTTATATCAATTCAGTCACCGTCCCCACACTCATCATCCCCGGCAACCATGAAGCGACACGCAAAGGAGAAACATTTTTTGAACACCTTACTGAAAAGAATGCTATTAAAAATCCGAATGTTCAGGTATTTACTCGTAACGGATCTGCGCGTGTGGGTAAAGCGTTGTTTCAGTTCTTCCCGTATGGCGAGGTACAAACAGACAATTTACCAGCATATGAAGAAGACGCAATACTCGTTACTCATATACGTGGAGAAGTTCCGCCGCATATTACGCCAGAATATGATTTCTCCCGTCTCTCCCGCTGGGGCTTATGTTTACTTGGCGATTTACACTTCAATCATCGTTATGGCGACACTAACTGTTACTATCCTGGTTCCCCACTTAATACAACTTTTGACCGAGACGAAAAACGAGAGTATGGAGTTGATTTGTACGAGATCATAGATTCGCACAACTACACTCGTGAGTTTTATAATCTAGACCTCCCAAAATTAGTTCGTCGCACAATTAAAGCTGGTGAAAAGATGACCACAGATTCTCGTCATCATGTAGTGTATGAAGTGACAGGATCAGTAGACCAACTTGCTACCATTGAGCGTTCAGATCTGCTAGATAAAAAAGTAGTAGAAAAGCCGCAAAGTGATGCAACTCTTGATTTAAAAAACAAAACAATTTTTGAAGAACTAGAAATCTACTTAAATCATATTAAAGTGGCTGATGTTAATACAGTGATGAGTGAGTTTAAACAGCTCGGTATCAAAGCATGACACTTGACTTATCTCTCAATCGAGTTTATTGGGAATATGTTCAAAATCGTTCTTGGATGCGCCCTGATCGATATGAAACTTCACAGCTGTGTCCATCGATTGGAGTTCGTTGCACCTCTCCGTTATACTATCGTCGTGGCAAGTCTTTCTATAATGATCTAAAAATTTTAGTAGAACAGTTTCACAAACGCTATAAAGATTCTCATAGATACGTGTTAACCCTTTCAGGAGGAATTGATTCTGAGGTAACAGCTGAAATGTTTTATCAGCTTGGAATTCCTTTTCGTACTATCTCTCAACGATTACTCAATGGAATAAATGATGATGACTTAAGCTATGCACATGCTTGGGTAAAAGATAAACAAATTGATCACGAAGTTGTAGAGCTCAACCAAGAACAGTTTGTTTTAGAAACTATTCCTGATGGAGTAAAACTTGGTCAATTTACTCATTCTTATTCTCAAATTGCTCATACCAATATGTTTCATCATGTAGCTGATGATGAAATCTTAATCTTTTCAGGACACAATCCCGATTGGCACAACGGAGTAGGAATAGGTTGGTGGGAAGATTCTCCTAATTTAGTTAAATATGCTATTAACGCGAAAAAACAATTTTTTACATTCACCTCTCTTGAGCCTGTCTTTTGTCACTATGCTGCAAACTATGACGCAAAACAACCTGGTGATAAAAACAATGATTTTCTCTATGAAGCATTTCCACACTTAACTAGGCGAGTTAAACTAACTGGTTGGGAAAATGGGTATAACTATGCTGGAATTATAAGAGATAAAATAAGAGCTACGCACAACTATACTCGTCAAAGTTTTATTACATGGGACTATTTTACCCTACAGTATATTAGAAAAGAGTATTATAAAAATAATCAACATGATGAAAGGTTAATCAGACTATGACTATGATTAAACTAAAAACCTTATCTTTTTCTAACATGTTTTCTTATGGAAAAGATAATAAGATAGATCTTGATAAAGCAAAGATTACACAACTTACAGCTCCTAATGGTAGTGGTAAGTCATCTATTGCTATGGTTATACAAGAAACTCTATTCAATAAAAACATTAAAGGAATTAAAAAATCAGATATTCTTAATCGCTGGTCAAAAGATAAAAACTGGAATTCAGAGCTTACTTTTGTTGCTGACGATAAAGAATATACAGTATCTGTTACTCGCACAGGAGCACAAACTAAAGTAAAACTATTAGAAGATGGAGTAGATATCTCAGATCATAAAGTATTAGATACGTATAAAGTACTATCCCAAATCGTTGGACTAGACTTTGAAGTTTTTTCACAACTTACTTATCAATCTTCAACTGATTTATTAGAGTTTTTAAAAGCAACAGACGCGAACCGTAAAAAGTTTTTAATCAACTTATTCAACCTAGAAAAGTATATATCAATCGGAGAGCAAATCAAAGCTAAATCTACTGAAACAGATCGTGAGTACAATAGACTGCAAGGAGAGTTAAAAACAATTGAAGAGTTTCTAGCTCTTACAAAAATTCCTGCAAAACAAACTGAAGTTGAGTTGCCTTCAGTAGACCAAACTTTACAACAACGTATTGGTATACTTCAACAAGATTTAGATAACTATAATGACACTTGTAAAAAAATTGACCGTAACAATATGTATATAGAAGAGCGAGATCAATTAAGTTTTGACGCAGGCGTGCAAGCTCCTAAAGAATTTGAGTTTTGGGATGAGTATCAAACACTAAAACAAGATCTAGCAATGTCCCTCAAAACGCAAAGCAAGTTTAAAGATGATATCTCAAAAATTAAAGTAAATGATACATGTCCTTCTTGTGGTCAAACTATTGATACTTCTCATCTTGAAAAAGTCAAAGCTGAATTAAATGATAAACTTAATCATGAAACTACTATGTATAATGAAGGACTTGTAAAGGCCACAGCTTGGAGTAATGAGATTAAAAAAATTGATGAAGAAAAAGCTGTATATAATGATAACAAAAGAAAAATTGAACGCTTTGAACATCTAACTCAATTAATTGATTCTTCTCTTTCAACTATTTATCCTAATGTTGGTGATATAAACAATCAAATTGATAGTTTAAGTGCAGAGTATAATGCTCAAGCAAAAGCCTATAATGATGCCCAAGAACACAATAAACAAGTTGGGATTCATAATGCGAGAGTTGACGCACTAATTGACCAAAAAAATGATTTTTCCATTAGACAAAAAAGTGTAAAAGATGATACATTATCTAAATCAAATCAAATAAATTCTTTAAATATTCTTAAAAAAGCGTTCAGCACATCTGGCATCGTAGCATTTAAACTTGAGAATTTGACTAAAGAGTTAGAAAATTCGATTAATTATTATTTATCTTTATTAAGTGATGGTCAATTTCAGGTTGAGTTTAAACTTGATAAAGAAAAGTTAAACATCTCTGTTATCAATAATGGTATATCAACACCAATTGAAACAGTATCTGGTGGTGAATTTAGTAGGATTCAGACTTCAATTCTTTTAGCTATTCGTAATCTACTATCAAAACTTGGCGGTAGTAGCGTTAATCTTTTATTCCTTGATGAAATAACAGGTGTTTTAGATGACGAAGGAAAAGAAAAGCTTATTGAAGTTTTACAACGAGAAGAAAATCTTAACGTATTTCTCATCTCTCACGATTTCACTCACCCACTAATAGATAAAATTTCTATTGTCAAAGAAGATAATATCAGCTCTATACAATAAAGGATAAATCAATGACTGAAGTAGTAAAACGTGATGGTTCGCGAGAGCCTCTTGATATTGAAAAACTACACAAAGTAGTAACTTTTGCTTGTGAAGGAATTAATGGTGTTAGTGCAAGTGAGGTTGAAATTCATTCACAAATTCAGTTCTTTGATGGCATTAAATCATCAGATGTACAAGAAACTTTGATCAAATCTGCAGCTGACTTGATTTCAGAAGAAGCTCCCAACTATCAATGGGTTGCTGGTAGATTAATTAACTATCATCTTCGTAAAATGGTTTACGGACAGTATGAGCCTTGGCATTTGCATGATCTTGTAAAAAAGAATGTAGAGCTCGGCTTTTATGATTCAGAAATTTTAGACTCGTACTCTAAAGCCGAATTCAATAAACTTAATAATTACATAAAACACCAGCGAGATGATACACTCACCTATGCAGCTATGGAACAGTTTCGTGGTAAATATTTAGTTCAGAATCGTGTTACAAAGCAAATCTATGAAACTCCTCAGATGGCGTATATGCTTATCGCTATGACCCTTTTCCAGTCATACGACAAAGATGCTCGCCTTAAGTGGGTGAAAGAATATTATGACGCAATTTCTACCTTTGACATTAGTCTTCCTACTCCTGTTATGGCAGGTGTCAGGACTCCTCAACGTCAGTTCTCATCCTGCGTCCTCATCGAAACTGATGACTCGCTGGATAGTATCAATGCTACTACTTCTTCTATTGTTAAGTATGTCAGCCAAAAAGCAGGTATCGGCATCGGAGCTGGACGTATCAGGGCCCTTGGAAGCCCCATTAGAAGTGGAGACGCCTATCATACTGGAGTCATCCCCTTTTACAAGATGTTCCAATCCGCTACCAGAAGCTGTAGTCAAGGCGGTGTGCGAAACGGAGCCGCTACATTGTATTATCCTATCTGGCACCTTGAAGTCGAAGATCTGCTCGTGCTTAAAAACAATAAAGGAACCGACGACAATAGAGTTAGACATATGGACTACGGAGTGCAGTTCAACAAACTAATGTATGAACGACTTCTTGAAGGTGGTGATATTACGCTATTCTCCCCATCAGATGTTCCAGGTTTGTATGAAGCTTTTTTTAACGATCAAGATGAGTTCAAGTATCTTTATGAAAAAGCTGAAGTGCATCCTAACATTCGTAAAAAATCAATCCCAGCTATAGAACTATTCTCACAGTTTATGGAAGAGCGTAAAAATACAGGTCGTATCTACTTGATGAATGTAGATCATGCTAATACTCATTCTTCTTTTGATGAAACTGTAGCACCTATTCATCAATCTAATCTTTGCTGTGAAATCGACCTTCCAACAAAACCTCTTGGTGATTTTAATGATGAAGAGGGAGAGATTGCTCTTTGTACTCTATCTGCAATTAACTGGGGTAAAATTACAAAACCAAAAGACTTCAAAAAACCATGTGAACTTGCGATTCGTGGTTTAGATGCTCTTCTTTCGTATCAAAACTATCCTGTCAAAGCTGCTCGTAATGCAACAATGAAACGACGTCCTCTTGGTGTCGGGATTATTAATCTTGCCTACTGGTTAGCAAAGAATAATACCACGTATGAAACACCAGATTTAGAACTATTAGATGAGTATGCTGAAGCCTGGAGTTACTATCTTATAAAAGCATCTGCAGATCTAGCACATGAGCAAGGAGCTCCATCTGGCAATAACGAAACAAAATACGCACAAGGTATAGTTCCTATTGATACTCGTAAACTTGATGTAGATGAACTTGTAACACACCAAGAGCGTATGCCTTGGGATCAACTAAGGCAACAACTTGCAAAAACTGGTATTCGTAACTCAACTGTGATGGCGTTGATGCCATCAGAAACTTCAGCTCAAATTGCAAATGCTACAAATGGTATTGAGCCTCCACGTTCTTTTGTATCAATTAAACAGTCAAAAGATGGAGTTCTCAAACAAGTAGTTCCAGGTATTCATAAACTGCGTTCTAAATATAATCTTCTTTGGGATCAGCGTTCGCCAGAAGGCTACTTAAAAATATGTGCTATTTTACAGAAGTATATTGATCAGGGTATTAGTGTAAACACTTCTTATAATCCAACACATTATGAAGATGAGAAGATCCCAATGAGTACTATGATTCAACACCTACTCATGTTCTATAAGTATGGTGGTAAACAACTCTACTACTTTAATACTTTTGATGGACAAGGTGAAATTGATATTAACAAATTTGATGAAACACAAGCAGATGACCTTCCAGACCTTGATGACGAAGCTAACTGCGAATCTTGTGTTCTATAGGTGAAAAATGACTGTATTAAATAAAACAACAACTAATCATACAACAGCTAAAATGTTTTTTGACGAACCACTTGGTATGCAACGTTTTGATACTCTAAAGTATCGTGCGTTTGATAAACTGACTGACAAGCAACTTGGATTTTTCTGGAGACCAGAAGAAGTTGATATTTTGCGGGATGCTGCAGACTTCAAAAATCTTACACCACATGAACAACATATTTTTACATCAAATCTAAAACGTCAGATTGTGTTAGATTCTGTACAGGGTCGTGCTCCCGCAGAATCGTTTGGGTCAATAGTGGGACTTCCTGAACTTGAAAATTGGATTATTACTTGGACATTTTCAGAAACTATTCACTCTCGGTCGTATACACATATCATTCGTAATATCTATGCTAACCCATCCAAAGTATTTGATGAAATGATGGATATTAATGAAATTGTAGATTGTGCAGATTCAATTTCAAAACACTATGATGAATTGATTGAGATGACAAAGTGGTATCAACTACTCGGAGAAGGTAAGTTTAGAGTAACTGATAAAGTAACTCAAGAAGATAAATATATTAAGGTTAATCTATATGATCTAAAAAAGTTACTCTACTTGTGTATTGCTAGTGTAAATATTCTTGAAGGTGTACGTTTCTATGTGAGCTTTGCTTGTTCTTGGGCTTTTGCAGAGCTGAAAAAGATGGAAGGTAATGCCAAGATTATCAAGTTAATTGCTCGTGATGAAAATGTACATCTTGGATCAACTCAACAGATTTTAAAACTACTTCCACAAGATGACCCAGACTTTATCAATATCGCAAAAGAGTGTGAAGAAGAAGTTATTCAAATGTTTGTAGAAGCCGTTGAGCAAGAAAAGGAATGGGCAAACTACTTATTCAAAGATGGATCTATGATTGGGTTAAACGCTAAACTGTTAACAGACTATATTGAATGGATTGCTAACAAACGCATTACAGCAATTGGTATGAAATCACCTTATAATGTTCCACGTGCTAATCCTCTTCCTTGGACACAAAAATGGATTTCAGGAGCCGAAGTGCAAGTAGCTCCTCAAGAAACAGAGATCTCCAGTTATGTAATTGGAGGAACAAAACAAGACGTATCAAAAGATACATTTAAAGGTTTTTCTCTATGATTGATTTTGAAAAGTACAAAGAATTTGTAAAAGAAGTAACATCTGATGCTTCTAACCACCGTCATGATATGAATGGTAGAATGGTTGAGATTGAAAACGAATATGGTATTAATCCAAGTTTACTTCTTACCTCTGCTATTGGTCTTTCTTCAGAGAGTGGTGAGTTTATTGAGATTGTTAAAAAAGCTGTATTTCAAGGTAAGCCTCTTGACAAAGATGTACAGTTTCACCTCAAGCGTGAGCTTGGAGATATTATGTGGTACGTAGCTAATGCTTGTAGAACCCTTGACTTAACTCTTGATGATATTATTTCAGAAAACATTGAGAAGTTAAAATCCAGATACCCTGGTGGTGAGTTTGATGTTCACTATTCAGAAAATAGACAAGAAGGTGATCTTTAATGAAAGTGGTTGTATGGACCCGTGATCTCTGTCAGTATTGTGTGAGAGCAAAATATCAACTTACACAACATGGAATTGAGTTTGAAGAACGAGTTATTGGAGAGGGTTGGACTAAAGAACAACTTTTAAAAGAAGTACCCAATGCTCGCACAATTCCACAAATAGTTATTGATGGAAAAGTAATTGGAGGTTATACTGAACTCATGAAGTCGGGAGTACTCGATACATTTTAAAAGGAGAAGTAGCGCTTGGCTAACGGAAATGGAAAACCCCTCAAAAAAGTCAGAATTGACGATCTATTAACATTTAAACCTATCACACATAATCAAGAAAAAACATATAAAGCCTACAAAGAAGGCAATCATCTTTTACTTCACGGAATCGCAGGGACTGGTAAAACTTTTTTATCTCTCTATCTTGCACTCGAAGAAGTGCTCGACCCCTCTTCAATTTATGATGATATATTTATTGTTCGATCAGTAGTCTCTACTAGAGATATCGGATTCTTACCCGGCGATGAACAAGAAAAAGTATCTATTTATGAAGCTCCCTATAGATCAATCTGTCGGGAGCTTTTTGGTATTAAAGATGCTTATGACTCTCTAAAACAACAAGGTAATGTAAAGTTCATGAGTACTTCTTTCATTAGGGGTATTACAATAAATAATTCAGTAGTGATTGTGGATGAATGCCAGAACTTGAACTTTCATGAATTAGATAGTATAATTACTCGTATAGGAAAAAATTCAAAGATCATTTTTTGTGGTGACTATACACAAACTGACTTAACACGTGAGAATGATAAGCGAGGTATAGTAAACTTTATGAATATTTTAAAACATATTGATGAGTTTGAAACTGTAGAATTTATGATTGATGATATCGTAAGAAGTGATTT